GCCACCTTCTATCAGTTAGCATTTGTCTCGGCATGGTATCGGGTTATTTTTTTACTTTTGGCGAAGCAAATTATAACGCTTTACCATGCCGCTCAAAAACTAGTCACGAAAGATCAACAGCCCCTAGGAACGGATCATTTAGCAATGTCGGCACGTTGTAGATGTAGGTACTGCTGCCATTGCCTGGTTGGCTAACCGACTCACGGATCAAACCGCTGGCAACATCGCCGCTATTGTCCACCGTAATAGTGTTGCCAGTGCTTACGGCAATTTGGCGTACTTTCGGCAATAGCTCTGCAGAGGTGTTATCAACAGACAACAGCGTGCTGTTGTTCTCAGCCGCTAACTTGGTTACGCCGTGGTACTTCACATCGGCGTTCTGCGAGGTATAACGCAGCTTAGTGCAGCCAGTTTCGCCGTTTATCGTCACATCAAAATCGGGGGTGTCGTAAGGTATCGGCGGTGAAAAATTCACTGTTCCCTCTTGCCCTCCGGTAACTGTTTGCTGGATCTCGCAGAAGTGTTCAAAGCGCGGGTAACGACTGTCCTCATTGCCCTCATATTCCACCGAGATACAGATCACCTGCCCTTGCTGCAGCCGCACGTTGGCCCAATAGTCTTTATCGTTGTACCGGTACATTGACTGCAAATATGCTCTAGGGAACGAGTCTTGCCCGGCAAGTAAGCCGATTAAGCCCCGGCGAATAAGCTGCCCTGCCCGGACGCTGGATTGCAGAATATCGATCATATCTGTCATGCGCGATTCATCATCAAGCGATGCTGACTCTGCAATGAGCCAGCTCACCAGTGGATCAGTCGGCGGCTGGCTGATAAAAATATGGCCGTCCAACAGCGTTTCGGTGCCATCGGTGTCCAGGGCCGGAAAGAACTTAACAACATCCACCGCACTTACGGCATGGTCAATATCGCTGATAGCTTTAAACAGCTCGTTAAGCTGGCCGCTAACTACCTGGTTTTTGGTGCGCTGGCCACCGGCATCGGCTGAGTCACCCAGCAGTTCTGGCTTGAAGATCTTGAGGTCGTTACGTGTGATGGTCATCTGTCAGCATCCATTTAAATCGGGTTTAAACCGTAATTAATCGCAAGGTAACGCCATCGAATGATTCAGGTTCATCGTCAGCGAAATTAAGCGTCGGAGTGCCCGTAACAGGCTGTGCGCTGTAGTCCCACATCACGCTATATGCCGAGGCATTAATGACCAGGCTAAAGCTGGTTGCGCCTTTTCCGGCGGCATGAGTATCGAGTTCAGTGAATAGGTCAGCAGCCGCGCTGTCGCTATAGAGCACAATCGACCGGCCCGCTTTCACAGCAGCGGCCTCAATGTGCTGACTGCCGTCTAGGGAATATTCTTGGGTGACACGCCACGGGCTATAGCCGCCCCGGTTTTGCCAGATAAATTCCGGCAGTGCGATGTTATCCAATTCGATCATGACGCCCCCTTGATGGCTTCAAGTTCCGCCAGCAACTGCTCGGCGGCACTATTTGATAATCCTGCCGCAATCGTCCGACCGGATGGCATGACCAGCTCCAATCTGACGGTTTGCACTGAGGATGAGATCACCGTTGAGGTGCTGGTCGTGGAGGAAGATGAACTACTACCCGAAGCCTTGACCGTGGTATCAGTGGTGGCACTGTCACGAGCCTGCTGCTCCCGTTCGGCTTTATCTTGGGCGGCTTGTTTCTGCTTGAGCTGATACACCTGCTCCGCCAGACGCAGCGCTTCCTTGGCCGCCGCAATTGATGCCTGATCTTGTGCGGCCTGGGCTTGTTCCAACTTGGCGCGTAGCTCGTCCTGCTGCTGTTGATAGCGGCGTTTTTCAATCGCAGCCTGGTTGTCATTGAGCTGATCTAACTCGTCTTGCAAATCACCCACGGTGCCCTGGATGTCATCACGCAGATCGAGAATTTTCTGCCGGGCGGCATCAATAGCAGCGCGCAGCGGCTTGAGTTCTTCATCACCTAGGTTGCGGATCTGTATGGTGGCAGCACGGCTAATCGCATCAATTTGGCCTAGGGTTACGCCAGCACTTTGGATCTGCTCTGTCCATTGACGCAGAGCCAAGGTTTCACCAATGATCTGCCGCTCGCGGATAAGCCCTTGGTTGGTGAGTTTGGCGTAGTCATCCCAGAACGCCGTCACCACTCTTGAGTTCTGGGCAATCATCGTCATTAACTCACGCTGTCGAACGATGAGTGTATCGGTGCTATCAGATGAAAAATCAAAGGTTTTGTTGAGATACTCAAAAGCCCCAGCGAACAGATTGACGTACTCTGTTGCGCGGCCCGTGGCTTGCTCTAGCTTTTCCAGTTCATCGCGCTCTGCAGCCAGCGACTTGGTGGCATTTTTAGTCTGCTCATTGACATCTTTCTGTGCATCTGAATATCCACCCATCAGTCGCTTGAGCACATTGAGCACATCGCCCAAGCGTTCTTTTTGTTGCAGGTACTCTTGCGCAGTTAACGCCCCTCGTTGATAGGCTTGTTCAAGCCGCAGCAGCTCGGTTGAAACCGCTTCATACTTGGCTTTTAACTGGGTGTAGTTAGCAGCTTCCAGTGCCTGGACTTCGGTGAGTTCTTTGGTTTGCTCACTTAGCTGCTTTTGCAACCGAGTCAGTTCAGCAGAGGCTTTAGATTTCTCCAATGAGCTGGCAGTGCTACTGTCCAACACATCCTTACAACGTTGCAGGCGCTGTTCCGTAGTCTGTAACTCACGGCTCAGTTTCGCTTGCTCTGGTGAGGTCGCGGCAGTGGCATCAGTGAAACTGTGTTGCTTGGTAATTAATTGATCCAGCGATTTTGATAATCCAAGGCTAGCCGCTTCAGTCTTTAGCAACTCAGGGACTGGTTTACCAACGGCCTCAGCGGTTTCCAATGCGGCCTTAGCCCACGCGAGAAACGCTTCTTTCTGCTGGTTTACTGGTTCACGGGCATCACGGATCAGTTCAAAGGCCACACGGGATTTTTCTGCGGTCTGCTCCAACGAGGTAACGCTGGTCACTCCGAGATCTTTATAGGCTTGCTCAAGGGCTTTCGAGCCTTTTGCCATTGCATTGAGGTAGGTTTGCTGCTCTTGAAACTTAGTTTTCAGTTGTTCCAGCAGCGCGATGTGCGCCTTGTATTCATCACCCTGACCTTTCAACGAGTTGATAGCGAGATCAACAGTATTGATCAGACCACCAATACCGCCCTTGAGGTTGTCCAGGCTATTGACTTGTCGGCTTAATACATCGGTCAGGCGCAGCGCTTCGTCCACCGTGACCATAATTGGCTCAGGCATCTTCGCCAGTTCGGCCTTAGCCATGCTGGCAGCATCGCTTACGTCTTTAATCGCACTGGCGGCAGCTTTATATTTCCCGGTGGATTTATCATAAACAATCAGACCATCCTCTTCTGCCTTTAGGAACTCCTTCATCGTGGTGAAGGCAACACCAGTTTGTTCGCTTAACTCTTTTAGTCGATCCGCTTTTTCCTTGGTACTTTGCGCAGCTTCTCGTTCTGATGCAGCTTGTGCCTCCTGCGCCGTTTTCATGTCTTTGTATGCAAATACAACTTCACCAAGCTCTTGGATGAGCCACAGGTACATCCCGGCACGGCCCACCGCAGCTAGGGCGGTTTTCCATTTGCCTGCCGCAATGGTGGCGGCATCGGTCGCGGCTGAGGTGGTGGTCACGATTGCCGCATAGGTGCGCATCGCCGCCATGGCGGCTTGTGCGCCCATGACCACATCGCTGAAATAACTGCCGACCTTCAGTGCCAGCCAGGCTTTGGCAACAAAGCCTATCTCTTCGCGGTAGTCATACAGCAGCGCCATGACATCTTTAATCGCTGCACCGCCGCTGATGATGGTGTCGCTGAAGTTTTGCGCCCATTCTTTGAGGCGACCATCAGCCGCCATAGCAGCGAACTCAGTGTTGAGCGCGCCGATTTCACTCTTGAGCCAGTCCAGTGCGCCCGACTGTGCCACTAGGTTGTAGAACTGGCTGAGGTTGTCTTTGGCGTTAGAGATTTGCCCAGAGAGCAGCGCCATTTGCACCGATGCACTGCCCACACTGGTGCGGCCCATTTCATCAATGAGCGCTTGGATAACGTCACGGCCAAGCTTGCCCTGCTCACTCAGTTTCTGCAGTTCGGCGGTATTCTTGCCGGTGACGGTCGCTAGCATGTCCCACACAGGCACCCCGCGCTCCACGAGCTGCAGGATCTCTTCGCCCTGGAGTTTTTGTTTTGCCCAGGCTTGGCCGAGTGCCAGCGATATGCCTTCAACTTCCTGGAAGCCGCCGCCGAGTTTCAGCGCCTGGTCGGTGACCGCCTGCATCGCACCCGACATCGGATCGATACCGAAGGCTTTGAGCTTAACAAACACCTGGCTGACTTCATCCAGTTGCAGCGGAGTATTTTTGGCGAAGTCTTTTACCCAAGCGGTGGCTTTCTCACCGCCGGAGATTGACCCCATCAACGCATTAAACTGTACGCCCAAGCGCTCAAACTTATCGCCGGTCGTAAATACCTCTTTAACCGCTTGTGATACCCGGTCAAAACCAACATATGCCCCCGCCAACGCGGTGACTTGCGCCACCACACCGCGCAGCCCTTCGGCATGATTGCGCGCCTGGGCATTGCCTTGGCTCAGTTCCTTGCTGAAGTTATCAACCTTGCGGCCAGTAGCATCAAAGTCAGCCCCCAGCTTGCGCTGGTATTGGCTCAGGTTGGAGGTATCGATGCCCTGTTTGGCGAGTTCTTTCGATAGCTTGCTGTGGGCACTGCTCTGTTTGACCAGCTCTTCGCGAAGGCTTTGTAAGTCCTTTTCGGCCACATCAAGGCTGCGACCAAGCTGCACAAAGGGCGCGTCGGTATCAGCGGCTTTCTTGCGCAGATCCTGCAACGCCATGGCGGCGGCAGTCACTGCCAGCTCTTGCTGCTCTAACGCATTGCGGCTGGCTTTAAAGTTATTGATGAGTTGCTGCTGATCACCTAACGCATCCAGCTCACGGGCCAGCTCTGTAGCCTTGGGATTAACACTGTCAGACGCTTCACCGATGCGCTTGAGTTCTTCAACCAGCGCCTCGATGCTTTGCTTGCCTGTGGCTTCCGCCACAATGCGCAGTGCCAATTCCAAGGTTTTATTGCTCATAAATGGCTCTTTAACGGAGATTTAAACGAGGATTAAAGGCCACTAACACACCGCGCTAGTGGCCTTGTGCATCACTTAGGCGTCCAGTTCCAGGTACTCATAGGGCGAATCTTTGCCCGCAACCAGTTGCGCCTTACCCGCCAACGTTGCGCTGACAAACTCAGCCGCCGCGAAGTCGATAGCACTGGTGGACGACAAGGACGCATCGAAGATTTCCAACTGGATCGGCTTACCGGTTTCCAAGTTGGTACCTTCGCCAAAAATGCGCGCACGGGTTTGCGCATTAATGCCGCCCTTGATCAAGGTGCCACTGAGGGCGTTGTACTGTGCCGTCACGGTGATGGCACCACCGGCCTCCACTGCCCCGCCTTTCACCGCCCGGATAAGCCCCAAGGCATAGTTGACTTCGTAGTCGGTACCGAGTGCGATAGCCGCCGCGTCCTTTTTCACCACAAAGCCGGTGGCCGCAAAGTTCTTCTGCCCCAGCGATACCCAGCGTTGATTGTCCGGCAACGTAATCGCCTCATCGGCCAGGTTGCCGGAGCCGGAATTAACAACACTGGCGTCCCCCATCAGCGCCATTGCCAGCATCTCGGCGGGCACGTCATCAAAGCTCCATTCGACTTCGCAGGGCTTGGCGATTTTGACCACCGAGGCCGCTTGTCCATATGTGGCTTTCTTACGGCTCTGGCGCACCTTTTCATCGGCCTCATTTTTGATGGCCAACTTGGTGGTGTTAATCGGGCCGATAATGCCGGTACTCACCCCCAGCGCGTTCAATCGGTCAACAAAGAAGTTGCCCGCAACCAGTAATCCAGACATAGGAAGTCTCTCCTTTAAGGTTTGTTAAGGTTGAATCTAAGCTGGACACTAAAGGCCAGCGGGAAATAGGCATGACTCTTGGTGTACTTGGGCCGCACTGGCGTTGCCACCCGCACAAATGGCCCCAGCGTTTGCCCGTTAATGGTGTGCGTTTTACCGGCGAGCTTATGTATCGTGGCGCTGATGAGCTTGCCGGGCCGTTCGTGGATAGACAGGCGACAAGCAATCACCACCAGCCAAATCTGTTTAATCTGCTGACTGTTGCCGCCCTGCGCGGTATCCGGGAAAGTTTCGCCCTGATACAGCACATGTAACGACGGGGTCACCTGGGCATGTTCGTCCACATCACCGAGTTCGTTCTGGGTATAAACCGCCCGCACGTCTGCGGTGTCGCTCAGCAATGCCTTGAGCGCTTCCCCGGCAATCAAGTAGTCATCACTGAGTTGGTACATCAGATAAACCCCTTGCTGCTAGCGCGGCTGAACACACTGCCTGCACTTTGGATTTCGGCAATCGTGCCTGACTGTGACACCGGTTCTCCGGCAGATAGCCCCAGTTGGATGTCACCTTTGCTGACCAAGGTGAGCCATTTCACCACCGCCTGATAACGCTTTTCGACCTGTTCCGGGGCACGGTCGCCTAGCAGCAGATAACGGGCGATATCACAGCAGTTGCGCTCCAGCACATCAGGTACCGCTGCCAGCGGCAATGGGTAACGCCCTGCCAAGTAGCTGTCGATTTCGGCAGTGGCATCGGCCAATGCCTGTTCCAGTACCGACAGATTGATTTCACCAGGGGTGCTGTCTTCGCGCTCGGTCAACAGCATCAAGTCCTTGGTACCGAAACGGCTGATCATTGCGGCAGTGGTGGCGTACATTAGTTATCGCCTCCCGTCTGCTGTGCCTCTTGGTAGCTTTGCCACAAGGCATCGCGTTCAGCGGCAGAAATAGTCTTGCCCATCAGCAGCGAAAGCGCCGCCGTTTGCGGTTTGTTGCCGGTGGTAAAGTGCTCCTTGTTATCAGGATCGAGCTTGGCAACCGCATCGGCAAAGCTCAGTGACGGATCACTGTTTGTTGTGTCCACACGCCCCGGCGCTGGAACCAATGGAGGCTGCGATACAGCATCCGCGTCTTTAATGTCGAGGCGCAGGCGTGGGTCAGCTTCAATGGCCGCCAGTTGTTGTTCGGTGACATCGGCGGGCAATGGATTCTCGCCACGGATAAAGCGGATACCGGCGCGGCGATAACCGTCATGGGCGCGATTAATGACAATGGCCAACTGACCAGCAGATAAACGAGGTGTCTTGTCCATTTCATGGGTCTCTCTCTGGTTAAGTGGGTAGGCACATCCGTGTGCCTAAAAGGGTTGCCAGGGAACTGACTTATGCCTTGATGCGTGGGCTCACCAGCACATCGATCATGTCGCGCAGTTCGTTGGAAACAGTCACGCCACCTTCGTCGATGTTCTCGCGGTTCTTCAGCTGCAGCGCCTTGCGCTTATTGCCGTTGCCCACCACCAACAGGGTGCCGTTCAGCTCCATCGGTTCACCGCCATCAAAGGTAAACGCGCCCATCATCTCCATCGCGGCCCACACGTTAGCCATGGTCAGTTCCGCCTTAACACCAATGGCCATCTGCCAGAAGCCAAAGCCCGCGTTGCAGCGTAAATCCGCACCAAAGCTAAAGTTGTTGCTGGTGTAAACGCTTTCGTCGTTGGGGTTGAACTTGGTGGTGATCGCCAGCTTGCGGCGTTCTTGGTAGATGATGGGCTTAAGCACCTGCGACACATCCAGCAGATACCACGGCTCGCCGGTGTACTCAGCATCCACAATGACGTTAGCCACTGAGGTATCCGCACCGCTGCCATCGTGGGCGGCGTTGACGGGGTGGTCGGTGTCAAAGAAGTTTTGCCCATCATAACAAGCGGTTGTCCAGCCAGCATTGAGCAGGCCAAACACTTGCTTATCAGGGAACTTGACGCCCTTTTCACCCAACATCTTGACCATAGGGTCATAGATGCCGAGGTTGTCATCTTCGATATCGTCACGCTTGACCACCACCGACGCTTCATAGGTCTTGTTGGTGATGCTATAGCTGTGCTCTTGCAGGTCTTTGAACTGACGTTCACCTACCCACTCGATAAACTCGGGCATCTGCCCCAGCCAGCCATAGGTGTTAGATTTAGTGCTGGACGGCACCACGGTAGCAATCTTGGTGTACTGCGTTTCAATGCCGCTGATAGCCCCTTGGAACTTGAGGTTCATCGAGGTTCGCAGCGCATTTAAGGTGGCTGAGTTAACAATGCCCATCTGGATTTCTCCTAACTAAAGTGATTGATAGCCAACGCAAAATTAGCGCTGTGCCTTTTTGGCATCAGCCATGGCTTCCAGACTCAAGCCCATCTGCTCCGCCACACTGATATCCTCAGCGGTAAGCGCTGCCAGCTTGTTGTCCTTATCTTTGTTTGGCACATCCACCGTGGTGGTCTGTTTGGCAGATAACGCTGCCAGCGGTTTGCGGGCGTCCAGGTTAGCGGTAAGTGCCGTCAGCGACTGTTTGCCCAGAGCCACCAGGTACTCCTGTTCACAGGCAAACGCCTTGCCTTCATCAATGGCGGCCTTAACGGTTTGCTCAACGGTGAGTACGCCGTTCTCAGCGGTCAGCGTGGCCAATTGTTCACGCAGCGCATTAACGGTGGCGACGGGTACGTACTGACTCAGGTCAACGGTCTGGCCCTTACCTGCGTCAGCGCTAAGTGCTGCCAGTTGCGTTTTTAAACCATCGGTTTGGCTTGCTTTATCAACCAACGCGGTCAGCGCGGTTAAGGCAGCAGTGGCCTGTTCCTCTGGCATGGCGTTGAGGTCTTCAACGGTAATGCCGAGCTTGGCCAGTAGTTTTTTCAGCAGTTGTTCCACGGTGTTATCCTCCGCGCTGGGGTTGGGTTGGTTGGTAACTTGAGCATTCAACTGTGCGAGCAGCCCTGAGCCTTCGGCGTTAAGCCGTGCAGAAAGCTCAGCGAGCGGCAGCATGCCGTCAACACCAGGGCGATTAGCTAGTGCAGCCGAATGAATGTACTGAGGGCGGCCGGTGGTCTTGTCGTAACCAAAGACCAGGGAAAAGTATTTGTATTCACCGCCGTTGAGATAAGCGAGTGCCTTGTCGGTAAAGCGCGGCTTGATAAAGAGGCCCTTCCCTGGGCGATAGGCAACTTCCTTGATGTTGAACCAGCCCGCCGCTGGGGCTGGCATGCCATTCTTTTCTTTGTTGAGGGTTTGGTGCTCATAGTCGATGACAATGTCTCCGACTTGGTGGGGTGTATAGGCTTTCATCGCAGCGAACGCGACATCATCCATGAGCCACTTGCCGCTGGGCACATCTGCAGGACGGCCATCCACCGAGGCAAACTCACCATCAGGCAAGGCTTGCACCCAACCATCAGTGCCTTCGTGGATTTCAAAGGCAATGGTGGCACTAAGTGCTGCAAGCTGCAGCCGCTGAACGTGGCATTTTTGGGTGGACATAAAAATGGGCACTCACGGTTAAATGAGTGCCCATTGTGGAAGGGGTGACTAGCTCAGTGGATTGGAAAGGTTTCGGGGTTATTCTTCATTAGTGAATTTACGGATGAGATAAGCAAGCTGATCATCAATTAACGACTGCAGTACATCAATCTGGTTTTTAACCTCTTCATGACCACCGTCAAAACGCATACTCTTGTTGTGGTCTAGATATATCTGCAGCAATCGTTTTATTTTGCCCAATTTTTCACTGATATAGCTATCACGTGATTGCATTTTGTAACAGCAGTCCAACGCTTGCCTTAGCAATCGCTGATCCGTCCCAGGATAACTCTGTTCTAACAGCTTTTTTAACTGGTCATTGGCGGATTTAATCATGTTTAATTCATCTAATACATTCAGCACAACAGCCATCCATTGGAAACATGATGATTAATTAACAGCATAAACCAGTTTAAACCCCGTTTAAATCGTCTATGACGCCACAAACGGATCTATCTGAGTACCGTTGGCGCGGATCTGATGGCTGCATTCGTTAGAAACGTTCTGAGAGCGTTTCCCTAAATTTCGTAATATTCGATCACCTTGTCCAGCACGGCTTGCTCGTCGACATCGCTGAGGCCAAGGAACTCACGGGCGGGGATCTCCTTGTTGGGGATCATGCTCTTAGGGGAGGTGATGCCGCCGAACTGCTGCATGGCGGCATAGATCAGGTTAGAGCCTAACTCCACGCTGTCATCATCTGCCTGATACAACAACTGCTGCAGCAAGATATCGTTTAGCCGCAGTGGCGTGGTTTTGTGGCGTGGCTTTAAGGCTTGGGTGGTAGTGCTTAACATCTCCCATGGGGTGCCATCCGGGGCAATGCCTTGGGCATTCCGTTGGTTATGGCTAAATAGCAGCATTTCGCCGATGTCGTTCATCAACGGGCCGAGCTGTTCCCCTTTTGCTGCCAACTGCGTCAGTTGCGTGACGCCAGCGTCCAAACCGTCAATGGTGATTTCAATATGGCTACCGGCCATTAGAGCAGTCCTTCACGCATGGCAGCAGCAAACAGTTGCTCATCGGCAGAGACTGCCACAAACAGCGCCTCTTGCAGATCGCTAATGCGCTCGGCTTCTTCACCCGTTGCGCTATCAGCCAACTGGTTAAAGGCGCGGATAGATGCCAGCGTTAACGGCTGCTGTAAGATGGTTTGTGCCTGTTGCAACTTACTGGTGTTGTCGTTCATCTACACTTTCCTGGCGGTGCTGGATGCCGCTTGTTTTAGGGTATCAACGATGGCCTGATACAAGGCGGGATTGTGAGCCTTTACCGCTGCAGGTGCAAACAGCCAGCAGGCGAACCACTCCGCAAATGTTTCATAGTTGGTACTCATGCCATACTGCGACACAAAGCCATATTGTGCTAGTGTGGTCTCGCCTCCCCAGAAGTGGATCTGATGCCCCATTTCATGTGCCCATGTCACCAACACGCTGGCATGATCACCAGCAAGCGCCTTGGCGCGGGTTGATACACTCCAGTAAGAGTTGCCATTGGCCGCTGCTGTTAACACCTCATTAGCGGCCTGTGACACTATGGCCATATCCACTTTTTTAAAGTTAGCACTAGCAGGCGCTTTTACTACTACGTGGCCCCAACGTTTGGCGGTAAAGCCGTTAGTACGGGCGGCGTTGTGCGAATAGTATTGATAGCGGGCGCTAGCAGGATCTAACCCTAGATAGGCTGCGACTTCCTCCTTGATCTTATCCGCCGCCTTGCCGCGCCCCATTTCGGTTTGCTTCACAAACAGGGTTTTGGCACCGCGTTGCTGAATGTAATCGCCTAATAATGTCTTGGATTCGGTTGGCAGTTGATCCAGTAGCTGCGACAGCCCTTT